TATTTCAATTCCTAATAAATAAAAAACAGAATATATTAAAAATTCTTTTTTCTTTTCCTTTAAATAAGTGTTGACTTTTGCAATTCTGCAAGATAATCCGCAAGGTGGTATTGATGACATAGTTTTAAAATTTAATTAGTGTTAGTGGATAAAATGGTTTTATAATAATTAAGCCTATTAAACGGCTATATGAGCTAATAAAATCTACTTGAAGCGTTCTCATGTCTTTTACGTATTGTAAATCTAATTTAAAAGATTCTTTTAACCAAATGAAATACGGTAAATTATAAATATGAATGTAACCGAAGTCGTGATTTGCTGCTGGTGCGTCGTATTGAAATATCGTGTCTATATCTCTTACAATTGTGGCGCCATCATAAGTGTAAAAGTTAGGATAGTTTTTAAAAGCATCATACGCTTGTAAATAACGTTCAATATCTTTTACCTCAAAATCATTTAACACTTGAATTAAATGTTGCCTTTTAATGGCTAGCATTTCTCCAGATTGATTAAAGAAATTACTTTTTGAGTGCTTATACAAATAAAAAGCATAAGCGAAAATTAATAAAGTTAAAATCATAGTGCGTCAAATTCGTTGTACAAAGTTTCAATTTCTAAATCTGTAAGTGTATCTGGTAAGTTATCCGACATTGCAAAAGCTTGGTCCAACTTATCTATTTGATTAAGTTCTAAAAACGAACGGCACTTAGTGCGATAATCTACGCAAAAAGCCTTAAATATTTCGTAGCGATTTTGTGCATACTCATATTTAAATACAATCAATTTATAGAAGTTTTCTAATTTAGTAAGTTCTGGTGTTAGTCCAAAATAAGCCAAAGTAGCAATTAAAGATTCCTCTGTAAAATCTCTATCCATTTCTTTTTGTAGTGAACTACTTAAAGGTGCTGAATCCCTCAATCCTTTTGCGACTAAATATTTATCGTCATACTCTAACTTCTGATTTTGCAAGTACTCGTAACTTCCGTATTTCTGCATCGAACTTGACAAAGCACGCATCATTAAGTAATTATATCGCTTAATAATTTCTTCTTCTTTTTCTTCGATGTTAATAGGCGTATTATCCACCCACTCCGAACCGTTCCAAATATCTGTACTTTTCTTTGGCTCTAACTCTGTATAATTAATTCCTTCGGCTAAATTACTAAACGCACCGCCAAAAGAATTATCTGAATTTATAATATATTTTATCATTAATATATAATTGTTAAGTTTTGAGAAAGTAAAGTATATGCAGCAGCACCCGTTTTTTTACAAGTGATTGCTAAAAATTCACCATCAATCATATTAGCATCAATAAAATCAGCCGTTAAAAACTCGAATTTTTGAGTAGTGTAAGCTGAACCAGCAGTTAACGTTTCTTCAAGCATCAATCTACAATCGTAAATACTTGTTGAATTTGCGTTTTGTTTGAAACAATAAACTCTTAATTCAATAGATAAATCTGTACTATCTGGAAAATATCTATATCTTAATTTTGAAATAGTACCTGTTTTAGTTATATTTTCAGTTAACATATAAAAAGGTCCCGTAAGTAAAGAACCTGATTTAGTAACTGCTTCTGAATAATTTAAAGCGTTTACAGATAATGTAGATGCCACCCTTTCTGTTGTACTTAATGAGATTGCATTTCCGTATTGAAAATTAAGGATTGTTTCAGATGCGCCACCGCCACCAATAACTAAATCGCCACTACCTAAAATAGAATTTCCGTTAATAGTTTTAATATTCGTACCGCTTACTAAAATAACTTGGTATATCGTATCGAAATAAGTCTTTAACTGCGCTTTGATATTATTCCAAGTAATTTTAACCCAGTTCGTGCCATCGTTTAATACCGCAACTTCCGTACCCGTTAATGGTAATGTGGCTGGTGTGTATGTTGTGGGGTCGTTTGAAAGAGAGCCTTCAATAATATCAATTATGTTAACTGATTTTCTAACAATAGGCACATACCACCCGTTTACTTTTACGGTTGCGTTATCGTCAGATAAAAAATAAATTTCTGCTGGTGCGTTATTCCAATCATCATTATCAATCGATAAGCTTACGTCTTTAAGTATGTGTAAACCCGAAGTGATTGCCTTAACATTAAAACTGTCTATTAATAAATCATATTCGGAAGCTGTCCCAATCCCTAACTTAATGTAAATATCAATAGTTTGATTTACTGAAGTGGTATTAGCTATTAAGTCTACTCTGATTAAAAGAGAATCCCCTAAAGATAAATTACTAAAATCAAATTGATTATTTGTGTCGTCCCAAAATTCAAGAGAAATTCCATAAGGCGCATAATCAAGAACGGTAAAAGAACCTAATATGTCATTAGTTAATTTCTTTGGCACACTTGGTAATACTACTAAAGGTATTGTTTGAGTCGCTAAATCTGAAAAATGAAAATGCCCAACCGCCGAATATAAAGTTGGCGGTCTATTCAATATATAACCAGGTGCTCCTGGGTCATTTTCTCCGAAGTCAGAGTTTACATTTACTTGTGCTCCAGTTTCAATCCCGTCAAGTTTTGTTTTGTCGGCATCTGTAAAATCATTTTCACTTAATCCCTTGCCCGTTACTTTGTCAACTTTACCGTTGTATAGTTCAGTAGTATTTAGATTTACTTTATCAAAACCAACCCTTAAAGCGTCCCCTAACCCATCGTCAGGTGTTGAAATATCTATTATTTGCTGCATGGTCTCATCCAATTAAAGTTAGATTTTGCGTTTATGTCGCTTGGTGCTGGTCTTTCAGGTAAATTTAAAATATCTAAATATTTTATAAATTCAATTTCTAAACCTGTTGCAAGTTTCTCGTACATTTCCGCTTTCTTATTTCTTTCTTCGTCTGTTAGTTGTTCTGTTTTTTCAGGCGTTACTAAATAAACCCCATTTTGAGAAACTTTCGCAACTCCTAAACGTAAATAATAAGCACACGTATAGTACGCTTGAATTATACAAATGTAATTTGTAAAAATTTCTTCATAATCTCCAATTAAAGAGTCCTCTTCGAAGTCGTCGGCTATCTTATTGTATAAAGTAGTTCCTAAAATTCGCTTAATATCGTTGCGTTGTGCCATAAAGATAAACGGATTTATCGAATCGTTGTCGATATTTCCATCAAAACCGCTTAATAAAGCGACATCTTCTATTGTTATAAAGTATTTACTCATTTGTTATCGCTTTTTCTTGTCCGAAATTTACGAAATCTAACTCACATAACGGATTTATTTTTTTAAATATTTGGCTTAATCCCTCTAATAATATTTCACGCATTGGATTAATAACACCTAAGTATAACGAATCAGTAGCGGTTGCGATTTCATCAGCATTATTTGAGAATCCCGAACTACCTGGACGCTGAAATAAAATATTCATAGCTGAATGCGCAGCCATTAGTTTAATTTCTGAAACCTCATCATAAGTAACAAATTGGTCGTTTCTTCCACGTGGTTCAATTGTATCAACAACCGTAGCTTCTTCAGCACTTTCGTTAACTGAAATTATAACTCCGTCGCTATTTTCTGTGCCTGTATATTCTTTACAAACTTCCGCTTTAATTTCCTTCTTTTCATCTTCCGACATCATACCTCCGTTGTTAACGTTTATGATTGTCTTACCTTGAAATCCTCTAAGAACATGATTAATAGCATCATCAATTAAAGCGCTTTCAATCTTTGCACTTTTCAATCCACTAAACCAATCAGGGTAAGGAAAATAAGGCTCGCTCGATAATTGTTTAATATGCATAATTTCAATTGGATTTTCATTTTCCAATTTACTAAACATAGGATAAAACTTCGGTATAAATTCGTATTGTCTTTTGTAGTCCCAACACCACCAGAAACCGTTAACCTCCATAAAATTATTTTCTTTCGAGTTGGCTTGAATATTTAAACCCACACGCATTGTCGGTGTGTGTTTAATTTTGATAGGTTTCTGTTGAAAATTTATAATTTGTGGAAAAGCAGACCCGAATAATTTAAAGTCGTGGCAAATCAATCTTAAATCTTGTTTAGAGATATATTCGTGTGGGTTTAAATTTCCGCTCTTATCTTCTAAACCATCGCCAATAATATAATTTACAATAGTTTTAATTATAAATGCATTCGTTGGACTATCATCAAAAGAATCCTGATAACGTTTAAAGTTTTCGTTGTTTTTTCCGTTAAGTGTATATTTAGTTCCGACAGCTGGCTTTTCGATTCCTGTTTCGTAAGCTGACATGTGTATTACTGATACTTTACTTCCTTTTGACATTATCGGCTATATTTTAAATTTGTTTTTTTACTATAATCTTGTACTACTTCATTTTCATCAACGATCATAATTTGACCGATTAAAACAATATCGTTAGTAGTTTCTTCTTTAAGTTCGAAAGTTATCTTTTCGTTTGTATTACCTGTTGGAAAATTAAACATTGTTATTAAATAATTTTCGTTTGGTAATAATTCAGCAGTACTTTCAATTATCTGGACTTCATTTGTGTATTCACTTTTTAAGTTAAAAAAATAGGAAGGTGGAAAACTAAACTCACTACCAACCCCTAACGCTTTACGCGGTACAATTTCAAAAGATGGAGTTGTATTTTTTCTTAAAATATGCATACGAATGTTTTATAAAAAAACCCTCCCTTATAGAGAGGGTTTTTAATTATTAAGTTAATGGCAATATAGCTGTTTGATAAGCTGTAATACCCGCTCCTGTAACTTCATACATCGGCTCTTTTTCTTTTGAATTTACTGTAACTTGAAAACCTTGGTTATCAGTTCCACCTACTAAAGTCATAACGTCGCAACCGTTTTGAGAACCTAAACAGAAAATCTTTCCGTTATAATCTTCGATAAACATAGTTACTAAAATACCCGCATAACTTTGGATTTCATTTCTTAAAGAAATATCGTTACCTGGTATAAAGAATGTATTAACACCAGCGTATTCAATTGTACGAGTTGCCTCGTCAAACGTACCAGTATCAACTACATTGTTACCTGTTGCTTTTACTCCTACTCTAGCAATTGCTGGCGGTGTTTTCATCGCAGCAGGTAAAGTAATAACACCTGTTACGGTGTTAACTACTAAATCACTAGGGTCATACGGAGCAAACGCAATAGCCTTAACCCCTTTCATAGGGGCTGTACGGCTTACTACTCTACTTTTAGTTAATCCCATATCTTATCCGTTGTATAAAACGTTCCATTTTTGTTTCACAACCCATGTAGTCATAGTGTTGATTAACTTCAAAATTCTACGAGTCGAAGCGTTTGCTTCTTTCTCGATAATTAATTGAGAAGAATCAGACAATAAGTCCATAACTAATTTAAGGTTTTTCTTTTGTGCTACGATTGAAAATCCAACCAAGTCAACAAACATAATTTTAACATCATTAAAATACATATCGTTGAAAGAAGATCCTACAAAATTTTCTTGTAACGCAGCACCCTGAACTCTATTAACCGCTTTGATTAATTTATACTCAGCTTTTGGAGCGTAGATAATTGGAGCGTCATCGCCTGTCATTACTAAAATATCATTTGGAATAGCGTTATATCTCTTAACGTATTCAGCTACGATATTAGCACTTGTAACAGTTGTACCCGCTACTTTTAAATAATCTCCTAATCCAGCGCCTGGTACTGCTTTTGATTGAGAATCATTGTACAACATCGTTGCTGGAATCGAATCAAATAAAGTAGTTGGCATCGCTGCTACTAAAGTTTGTGCACCCGCTGAGATTGAACCTTGTCCAGCTCCTGGAATTAATGCCGCAATAGCTGCTTTTGTTGCAGCTGTAGCGCCATCCCATACCCAAGACTCTAATTTAGCACCTACTGCTGGTGTAACTTGAATTAAAACTTTTTGATCGAATTCATCTGACACTACATTGTAAGCACCAGCTTTCATTGATTTTTCAAATCTTGTTCCTTTTAAAGAACTCTCGTCGATAATTCCCTCAACGTTAAACGTTTTAAGATTTACGATTGATTTTTGAGTTTTTAAGTTCACGTTGTCAGCCGTAACCGCTCCGTAATTCGCTGCTGTAAAAGTAATCTCTGCTGAACTTTCGTAAATGTCCATTCCTGATTTATGCCCTTCTACAATTTCGATTGTCTCACCTCTAAAGGTTGGCGAATCTGCATAGATTTCTTGTACGATTTCCGCGTACTCTCCTGTTTCGGTCTTTGTACCTGTATAAGTTACTCCCATTTTATTTGTTGTTTAAAATTGATAATTCTGCTTCTAAAAATGCGACTTCATCATCGCTTAATTTTCCTTTGCAATATTCTGCAACTGATTTTTTTCCTAATGCTTTTTGAAATTCTGCATAAGTTACGCCAACTTCAAACGGATTTAAGAACTTTTCCGCTTTTGGTTCTTTTACTTCTTCAGACATATTTTATAATTTACCTCTGTTAAACTTAGCTTTTTCTGCATTACTCATTTCTTCGTACTTCTTTTCTTTCTGAGCATCTGGCTTAATTCCTTTTTTCATTTCTTCAGCCATTTCTAAAGCAACTTTTTTAGCAGCTTCTACTTCGCTAGACATTTCAGTTTTCTTCGCTTCCAACTCTGTGATTTTCGCTTTCAAGTCGTTTATCTCTGTCGCTTGCTCGTCAATTACTTTTTGAAGTTCAGCCGTTTTGTCTTCTACTACTGGTGCTGGGTCGTCAGCGTTTACTACTTCTTCAACCGCTTCTAAGATAACGCCTTTGTCGTCAGTTTTGATTTTCTTTTTTTCGATTTCAATCTCTGCGTTAGGGATTGGATTTCCGTCGCCGTCTGTAACTACACCGCCGACTTCCATCTTGTCGATATAGTAATCTTTATCCTCAATTGTGTACTTAGTACCAAGATTGGATTCCATTAACACGCGTTTAATTCGCGCGTCGATTTCTTCTTTTGTCATTTCTACTTTGTTATTGATTAATACTGGTTCTAAATAAGCCTCAATTGAGAAGCCTAATATTTCTTTGTCTTTTAATTTTTTCCATACAACAGGGTCATCTACTTTTTGCCCTAAAACCCAATCGCCTTTTTGAACTTGCATACCTAATAAGGTCGCTTTGTCTTTTTCAGGATCTTGCACTATCCAACTTTCAAATGCGTAAACATCTTTACGTAAATTTTTATCGTGGTTTATTGTAGTTCCAATATGCGAACTATTTTTAAAAAAGTTTTGTTGTAGATTGTAAACGGTTTCTTCTGAATAAAACACCATTGCCGGTTCTCCGTTTATATCTTTACGAGGAATAAGCATGTTAGGTCGCATTGCTACGCTGTAAACTATTTGTTTTTCGTCATCTTGAAACTCCATTACTTTTAACTCATCATCAAACATGACTAATTCTGTTTTTGTAGCTGGACTTAATACTTGCCCCATACAAAAAACCCCCGCTTCTCCGATAGTATATTGTAATTCGTATTTTTTCATATAGGTATAATGTAAAAAAAGCCTGTCCGCATTACGCAGATAGGCTTAAATTTTGGTCTTTTAGATAATTCACTACCATAGTTTTGTGCATCTTCACACAATTAAGTTGTAAATATAAAATAATCTATTCTATTTTCCTAATACTTTCTAAGAAATTTTTTAAATCTGCATGATATACAGTCTTTAATCTTTCTTCAAAAGAAATGTTATCTTCTTCAGAATAATCTTCTTTTATCTTATTAGTTCTTTCTTCGCTTAGTAAATATTCTCCGAACTTTACTAAATCTTTTTTGTTAAAATACGTCACCATCTTCTTAATTTTTCATGGATTAATAATTACAAAGATAGTTAAATTGTATTAGTTTCAGTTAATTTTATAACATTTGTTTGCGCCCTTGTAATATCACTCTCTAATACCGCAACTTTTAACGGTGGTTGTTCCGCTTGTGTCCTTGCTACACTTGCGCCGATTTGATTTTCAGCCGTATTATTAAAAGCTACCGTTGGGGCTGATGCACTTACTGCACCACTGCCGCCGCCCATGTTTGGAGCACTTGGCGCACTGCCACCACCTAACGCTTTTAAACCTGTCGCTACTGCTTTTGCTTGTGCCGCTGCGCTTAATACCCCGCTAATGGTATTGATAGTTGTAAATGGTTGTCCACCTGTTAAGGGGAACGCTGCCACCGCTTTTGCGTTAGCTTGCATTGTGCTACTTACGATATTCGCAATACCAACCGCACCCTCTACAATTAAACCAGCTTTTGCTACTGCTTTATTTTTTCCAGCAAGCACTTGTAATTGTTGACCGATATTTGAAACGTTTTGAACCCCTGCTTCTCGAACTCCTTTCTTTGCATCTTCAACTGCCTTTTCGTCTGCTACTTGCTTGTCATACGATTCAACTCTTGCAGCGTCATCAGTTTTAAACTTCTCTGATTTTTCGTCAAGATATTCTTGTTCTAATTCGTCGAGCCTTCTTTTGTGTTCGGCGTCAATTTCTTCAGTACTTAAATTAAAATATCTTAACTGTTCTAACTTCGATTCGTACGCTTCGTTTTCTGCGTTTACTTTTCTTTCATTTTCAGTAAGCAAGCTATCATCATTTGCCTTTCTTGAATCTGAAATTATTTTATTCGCTTTGTTAAATTCCTCTTGAAGTTTTCTGTATTTTTCAAGTTCGGCTTTTCTTGCTTCTTCGGCTTCTTTTTTCTGTTCCTCTAATCTTTTTTTAGCCGCCTCTTTTTGTTCAGCTAGTCTTTTTTCATTTGCTTTTTTTCTATCTTCAGCAAGTTTATTTTCTGCGTCAGTTTCTTCTTGACGAACTTGTACACGGTGCGTAAGTGCTAGTTGTTTACGCTCATCTAAAGAATCGTTATAAATTCCGTTTTGTTCTTTAAATAATTCGTACGCTTTTTGTGCCGTTGCTTTTTGTGCGTCGGTTGCATCTTCTAAACTTGCTACCCTACGAGCCTCTAAAAATATAGATTGTGCCTTTACGGCGTTTAAACGTTTCTCGGCAACTTCGTTATTTATTAATTGTTCCGCCAACTTACGCAACTCCGAAGAACTAGCCCCCGAAGCTTTAGCCATTTCTAATAAATAATTATTAGAACGCTCCATTTCTTTATTAGCTTTCTCGGAACTTTTAGCGAGGTTGTCAATTTCTTTATTCAGCTGCTTATTAGCCTTTTCCGCTTCCTCAGCTTCCCCGCTAAAGTCCCCAAATGCTCCAGTTAAATAACCAATACCCGCAACTAATCCAGCAATTGCCGCTATTACTAAAAATATCGGAGCTGTAAGAATAGCCATCGACGCATTTAAGATGTTTGTTGCTACCGTTAAAGCCGTTGTTGCTATTGTTGCACCACCTTTTACAGTTGTATCGGCTGCTACTGCTACGGTACTCGATGCTGTTGCGACTGCGTTTGCCTCGGTCGCTACGGTATCTGCAATCTTTGCCGTTGCGATTGACTTCATAGCATCAACAACAACCGCCTTTAATCTTTGAAAATCCTTCGCGCTATCGGCAATTGTAGAAAGCCCTTGACTTAAAGCCATTGCGCTCTGAACTTTTAAAAGCGTCTTTTCTACTTCTTCCGATTCTGCGCCAAATAAACCCATTGCGCCCTGAGCAACTGCGAAACCCGAAGCCATCGCACTAACAGCACCCGCAACCGCTTGGAACTTTTTACCGGGATCGAATAAACTAGCCGTTTCACTTGCTTCGGCTATCTTGTCTTTTAATGTCGCAAGATTCTTAGCAGCACTTAACGCCTCTTTCGAGTAGTCCCCAAATTTATTTTGTGCTTGGATTAACTCAACAGTTGCCTCTTTCATTTGAGCTTTTAAACTCTTGTTTGAGTTTACAACCTTTTGTGTCGAATCATCAACATTATCTAAACCTTTGGCTAGTTCGTTAGTGTCTTGCGCTGCCTTCTTTGCGTTGGTGTCGAAGTTAATCTTATAATTGTCTTGTTCGTCTGCCATGTCTAAAAGTTTAGAAGTATTAATTTTGTTTTACCGTTGTTGGTGTTTATAGTTGAGTCTAAGAAATAATATCTTTGTTCTCCGATTATGATTTCGTTTTGTGGTCTGAACCCTGTCGGAATATTACTCTCTCCTGGATTAAGATTTGCAAAGTTTAAAAATATCTCATTAGGTGGTAACTCACATTCGAACTCAGATTTATATGTATTAGGTAATAAAAGCAATTCAATGAAGTCTTTATAATAATTCAAGTATAAAGAATCAGTATCTAATCCATCAGCACCAAATGCTAAAGTTTTGCCGTTGGTTGGATTTTTAAAACTACTTTGTAATAATCTCGTAAGTTTAAAATTCTGACCTATTATAAATTCTAAACTTACATCACTACCAACTAAGTCAACAGGTTTTAAATACATCAAAGTAAATTCCTCATAAACTGGCTTATATCTATTTCCCCCATTTGGTAAAGTCGTTGGCGTGTCTTTCGTAAAAGCTAAACACGTTCTTACGCCGCTCGGATTTGAAAATACAGAGTTTTGTTTTATAATTGAATAATCGGTTGCTACCTCAAACTTTGTTGCTTTCGCTGGTGTTACAGTTGGATATTTTAATTCTCCAAAATTAGCGCCATCACCGTAAACCGCATCGTAATATTTAGAATCCTTATGTTTAAAAACATATTGATTGTATTCGTTACCTCTTTTTTTGTTTAGCGATTCCGTTGTAACGTAAGGCGTATAATCAACTATTCTTTTTGAATAAGGTTTATTAATTTCATTTATATTTTCAGGCGTTACCCAATACATAGATTGGTCGTCTAATCCTGTTGAAATAACAGATATATTAAACGTTTTAAAAAACGACTTCAAAAAATCAATAGCTTTCATTTTAGGTAATGCCGTAATAAGATTTAATTTATTACCACCCAATAACACTGAACTTGTAGGATTAATTGCGGTTGAATAAGACCATCCTGCAGATAATGTTCTTCTTTGAGTTGTTAAAAAAGTAATAGATGTCCAACTACATAAAGATAATGGTAGTATTTCGAATTTTAAAAACAATTCACCAAAAGCGTCTAACATAGACGCACCTGTTACAGGGTCAATTATACGAAAATTATAAATGCTATCCGTAATTGATTGAATATCTAAAGGCACACCAGTAACCGCATTGATTAAAGAAACCTTTATATTTGTAGTCGTGCCTTCTAAAGGTACTAATCCATTAAAAGTTAACGATAAATCAAATCCGTTTGTCCACGCAGCAGGAGTAGTAAGTCTCTTAACTTTATAAACCCCGTCTGCACTTTCGGTAATTTGCCATTTTGGAGCAGCTACTCCAACCCCTACTTCTGAATATGTTAAATCATTCCACCCAGTAAGCGGATAACCTGAGTCGGTACTAGAGATTAATTTTTCAGTATTACAACTAACAAACAAATCTTTTACTTGTGGGCTTTCGAATATAGGACAAGTAACAGGAACACCAATTTTCAAAAGTAAATGTTCCATAATAGTCATGTAACTAATAGCTGGACGCACTTCATCTAATTGAATCGCATTAACACTATCAGCGGCTACACTTAATTGAAACGCTATATTATCAACCGTCGCCAAGTTGTCAGCATCATATGTCCAAACTCTTTTATTTGAAACAAAAGGGACTCCATATTTTAAAGTAATTCCATTTCCTAATGTTATGTTAGTAACAGATTGCAAATGCGATTGTAAAGCGACCTTATTCCAATCAATTCTAACTAACGGGTCGTAAGCACCTGTTTCGTCTTTAAATAAATCCTGAATCGTCATATCACCTAACAAGTCTTTCAATCCTGTTAAGTTACTTGCGAAGTTTGTTTTAAAAGTCTTTTGATCCTTAAACTCATAATCGCTTTCGTCAAACGAAAGTTTACCACTTTGATATAAAAATCCACTCACATATAAAAGCGCATCAAATTTACCATCGTTATTAATTCGCTGGATTTTTTCATTGCCAACGAACCCGCAAAGTATTTTATTTTTGTCAGTTGCCTTAATATTGAAAGACTGAGTGAACGGCGCAAAGATTTTAGTAATGTCAGTTAAGTCTTTTGCAGTAGTCTTTAGATTAATTACCTCGCTTTCTTCAATATCTAACAAATAATAATTGTCATCTGTGTATTTTATATAAATCTGGACCATTTACAATATATCATTTATAAAATTGTTTGTTTCTTCAAATTCTAACGTGTAAGAAATTGAGCTCTTATCGTTTAATTTTGTCTTTTTAACGAAGTTTGAAGTTAGATTTTTAACAGGAATCTGCGTAAAAGTGCTATAATTTCCTATATCGTCTGAAGTAACTGCAACTGAATCAACTGTAATAGTCGTATTGTCTGCTGTTACTATCGTACTATCAACTGTTAAACCGACACTTTCGCTTTCAAATACATCGTTTTCGAAGATAACAAGGTATATTTTAGAGCTTTGTATGATCTCCCTAACTTGGTAATTGTTTCTTTCGTCTAATAAACCCGTGTTTACTTGGAATTTTCTAAACCCTTTCGCACTTCCGTTTTGTTGTAAGTGCTGAATTTGACTATTTACATTCAAAGGGTTTCTGAATCCAGTTGAAGAACTATCTCTTTTGGTTTCGATTGACTCTACAAACTTACCAAATGGCGTGAATGTGTCCCAAACTCCTAAACGATTTATATAAGCGACTAAACAAGATACACCTGTTTGTGTTTCTCGCAATAAAGGAGTTACTTCAACTTTTGAAATTACACCATTCGTACCTGTTCCTGATTGAGAAGTAGCAGCAACCGTTGTTAAATTGATCGTGCAATTGTCGTAACGTATATTTTTAGCATAACGTCTAAAGGTTTCGATATCCATAAATGTCGTGTACATTCCTCCCTTTTGTTCAAACGAGTATCGGTAACCAGTTGTAGCAAAGTAAGTGCCTAACTGCTTAACACTTTCTAAATCTACTTTATAAACTATGTGAAAGTAAACCCCTTCCCCCGCAGTCGTTGCCGCGTCTGTTGTGTTGTACGCCCATTGGGGGTTATTTTTATTGAGGTTTGAACTTGTGATATATGCTTTGATTTCGTTGTGTAGTTCGATAGCAATATAGTTATCATGCGGCGAAATCTTTTTAATATTGTTAAATACCAGCGTTGGAGTTGCTGGTAAATCTGCGGTTTGAAAACCACGCCAAATATAAACTTCCACCGTTACTTTTTGAATTGAAGCATCAGTAAGTTCATTTTGAAAATTGAAGTGAATAGGCGACTCTGCTAAAAATATTTTAGCCTTTGAATCTATGTTGTTTAATGTTGGTGTTGCTAATGCCATTTGTCAAGTGTCGTGCATCTTCACACGATTTTAATTCTACTTCTTTTTAATTGGTGCCTTTAATAAATCCGCTATGCTTTTCATATAAATTTTAACTTCTTTTGGTGCGTGTTCATGAATTGCGTTTAGTATTGGTGTATCTTTAATATTACTTCGGTCTTGTGGCGTTGCTTTTCCTTTTGGTGTGTTCCATTTACCATAAGTGAACTGCGAAACAGTAAGTAAATTAAATGGCTTTACCCGATAATTTACAGAGTCCCTTAAGTGGCTTTTCTGTAACTTACTTACCTTTGAATTTCTAGCCGTAACAACAGAAACCAAACGCCCTAATTTGTCAAGGCTATTCTTCGTTATCTTTTCGATTTCCTTTTCCTGTATCGTTTTTCTTTTTGCCACGTCGTATAGATGCTATTAAAGCTTTTATATTTTTACTACTTACATTCTCAGAAGTAATTGAACTCCGTCTAATTGTGCGCCCTGTTCTAGTTTTGCCTTCGATTGTTGTTTGTTCTCCTTCTTCATTCTCATATATGATTTTCCAATCAATATCATTCGGCATTACACGTTTAGCAATCTCTAAAAGTTTAGAATTTTCATTGTACGCACCGTAGAAAATCTCTCGAAACTCTACGGTTCTATTGCGACCGATTAAATCACCACGAATGGAACGCTTTAAAAAACCTGTATCTACATTCGCACTTCGTTTCGCTTCAAAAACTACTTCTCGAATGTATTGCTTTATTTCTCCGTCTGTGTATTCTCTTGACATACGATAACAGGTTCAGCAATATTAATTTCTTCTACCGTTACTTTTTTCAATAGACTCACTTGTTCAGCTTGGTGTGGATTGTGAGCCGCTACGATTAACGTTTTCTTTTCCGATGTTACTTTATATAATCTCATGTTAAATATTATTTTGGTGTGTGTAAAAAGTTGCTTCAAATTTAACGCCATCCAAACAATTGCGTTCGTCTTTTCTTATGTATTCAAATTCAGATATTGAATCATCAGTTATTCCAATGTCTAAATCGTTGTGCGTTTTTAAAAAGTCTAATATAAAATTATTAGCTATTGAGTCGCAAATGCCAATATTATCAATGTAGTTCGTGTCTAACATTAATTTACTTGGAGTAGGTATTTTTCTATCGTCCCTTTGATTAAATATTTCAAATGCTAAACGATATTCCCTTTGATTAGTTTCAGGGGCTGGACTTGCTAAAATAGTAATTGATACTAACGGGTAAACGTTTTCTTTTTCAACATCTACGACATCGTCATCCTTAAACACAACCGTATTAACAAGTGGCATCGCTTCATAAACAGAAACGACCTCGTTTAGTAAATTACTTAATTGATTTGCCATATTGTTTAAATGCTTGTTCGATTAATAATTTAAAAAAGTAAACCAACCCTAATAAAAAGAAAAGGCAAATAAATAAATTATCTACTTTTTTATAAACGTAAAAAATCGTTACTGATAAACTCAGTAATAAATTAATTAAATTAATTAAATTAATTACAATAAATGCTTTCATATATTTTTATTTTGTGGAGGGGTCAGGATTCGAACCTGATATGCAAAAGCAAACTCTCCGACTAGATGCAACCCCTTTTTATTATTTTACGTTTTCAACTATCTTTTGACCTTTTAAGTAGTTCGCCCAGAAAAAGAAATCTCTAACCTTCCATTGTTCTACTTCTTTATAACTTGTATTTGCCCATCTCATTACTACATCCATTAAAATAACATAGTTTCCAAATCTTTGCGCAAACTCATTACGTAATTCGCTACCTATTGTTTCTTTCGATGGCTCTCCGTACTGCGGCGGATTAAATATAAAATCGTTTTCTTCAATTAATTCCGACTTTTGCCTTGCATATTCGAGAATTATCTTTTCTAATTCGTGCAAATAAATAGTTTGCCACCATTTACGCTTTACAAATATAGTACAAAATTCTTTAAATTGTTCACTTTCAATAAAATTTTCGCAATCTACAAATTTATCAAATGTCAACTCTTGAATATCTTGTACTTCAAACGTTCTTTTTGAAGTGCGTCCGAACTGCCAACGTGTAAACCAATTCATTTTTGCGTTTGGATTCCCTTTTATACTTTCGAATTTCTTTAGTGTCATTCCGAATATCATCCTCTTTGAAAATTTTTGTATTTATCTATGAACATTGCAGTCAAAATATATCGTAACACATCTGAAGCGTGTCCAAACTCTTGATAACTTTGCCCTGTCACTTTGTCTTTTATTACTTTTTTGTTTACTTTTCCTTCTTCATCTTCGGTACAATACTGATAATCATTTATAGAGTTCCTGCACTTGCTATCTACTCCAAATGTAACGCCTTCAATTTGTCCAGCAAGTAAATCATTTGTGAAATTTCTTGACATCAATACGGAAGGATTCGCTTTTGGCACACGAAAGATAGGCTTTAATTTTGAAAGATAACCTTTGATTAGTAAATAAAAGTTTTGCCCCTTTACAAGTTTAGTATCTTGCTTTCTACTCGTTGCATCCCCGTAAATAAACAACCCGTGTACATTGTTACCGTATCTTTTAATAAACTCCTCACATGTATCTTTTAAAGTGTTAAGAGGGTCTTTCAACATTATCTCGTCAATCTGTCTAATGTTTCCGTTATCTATTTGAAAGACATTACAAGTCAAGTAAGGAAGTACGTTCTCATCAAACGAAATATGTAAAGGTAAGTTCGGATTATAACCAAACTCTCCAACGTGCTTTTCACTTTTGAATTGTTTTAAGAACTCACCACCTGTGCGTAATTTACCCCAATGTCCTAATGCATAGATATTATAATAATTTACATCATTAATCCTATCTGCTTCGAAATCATCTATTGTATGCTGGTCAATAAACCCTCCGCCTTTACCGTCTCCAACAATCCAAATATTAAATAAGTAATTGGTTCGTATAAGTAAAGTATTTCCTTTATCGTTTATCTGTTTAAGGTCGCCCGCTTTAGTTGGTAGTTCTGTAAATGTTTCTTTGTCGAATATTTCAGTTTTAATGTACGACATTTCAGACACAGGATTGAAAGCCGATATGATTTGCTGATTCTTTTGACCTCTCAAACGCTTACGTAACTGCTTATATGCTGCGTGGCTAACCTGATCCAACTCGTCAATAAATATTTTTCGATAACCTTCTAAACCTTTTACCTTATCAGCATCGTCTAATCCAGAGAAATCAATAAAACTTCCTGTAAGTTTACATTTGATATGGTGCTTTTGAAAAACAAAGTAGTCCTGCAAATCCCAACTATGAATAATTTTCTTAAATGTTGCGTAAATAGTTTCGTCTATTTTAGCTGATACTAATTTAAAAACATACGAGTTGTTGTCTTCTCCTTCCATTGCGTAAATAATTAACCTCTGAGCAATAGTATAAGACTTTGAAGAACTCGAACCGCCGTATATAAAAATAAACCTGATAAGGTCATTTAAAAACGCCTCGTCAAGTTCATAATATAATTCGTTAAAGATTCCATCCTCAAACTCGATACTTTCTATCATTGTCTTTTTGTATATCCTGGTAAACCTGAATAATTAATTTAAGAGTTAATTTTTCTAAATCAAAAACATTCTTTGCATAAATCCAATTAAAAAAACTCAACGGATAAAAATAATAACACCTTACGCTATCTTTTTTAACTTTCAATAAAAGAAACGAGCCTTTAATATTAATCAGTTTCATCCTTTTTAATTTTGATTATTAACTTTTTAGGTTGTTGAGGTGTTACGTCTTCGGTTTTTTCGACTAAATTATTTAAACGAGCCGTAAGGTTTTGAGAATATATCATTGTCATACCTCCTGTAATTTGATCGTTTTTAATTTCTGAACGAATACGTGATGAGATGGGGAAATAATCCTTATAACTATCTACCTTACCTTCGAAATAAACCGTTAAATCAGGATAAGTAATTTCTGTATGGTCTAATACAAAACACTCAAAACCAACCATTGTTAAAGGTTTTTCTTTTTCTCTGTAAACCGTTTCTGCATCTTTTCCCACCCAATCCTTAACAATCACAGGGTTGTTTTTAACTTCTTTTTTGTAAGCTAAAAATAAATCCCATAACTTTTGAGGGGTTTCTATATATTTTGTGCCTTCAGGTCGTGCCATTTTTAATACGAATAACGTTCTTGTCTTTTGTCTTTTCCGTAGCTTGTCGGATATTCAATCTTCTTTATAATAATTCTTGAGCTTTCATAAATTACATACTGAGTATTTGAAGGTAAAGAATAAGTACTTCCTGATTTAAAATAAGCAACTGGAGTAAATAAATTTGTTTCAAATGTAGTAGAAGTAATTTTAATATTTAATGTCTTGTCGAATATCGTAACTGCGTCTCCTACATTTACAGGTAAATTGTTTCCGTCTATATTTAGACGCTCGTATGTTCCGTCAAGAAACACCAAGTCGGTGTAAATCTTATCTGTTATTACTGAAGGATTATCTGTGCTTCCTATATTTGTTTGTGCGTCTGGTTTTGAGCAGCTAAATAGTGAAATTGATACTGCTAATAATATTAATTTTTTCATAGTTATTTTTATTTAATTGTTTGCAATTTACGTATTATTTTTTAATTAAGCATTAAATCAAACATATTTTTATTTATGTTTCTAACTTGGATCCATTGGTTAGGTGAAATATTCTTTACTAGTATTCCCCATACATCGTGCTTAAACACTTTGTTTTTACGTAGGTATTCTGCAAGTTTTAGATTTGACATTAACGCTTTGCTTTTATCTAATTTAGTTATTTCGGTTGGTTTTTGAACATAACTAATACCATCGTTAAACATTTTATTATCTTTCAAACTCTTGCTTAACGCTCTTGTCTTCTTTAATTGCTTTTCGTATTCTTCTAAACATCCTTTTTCTTTAGATTTAAAGCCTTCAAATATTAATTTTATACATTCGTCTGTTTTAAATAGTTCTCCTTTCTTAAGTAGGTTATAAACGTTATCTCGTCCACATCCTAACTCTTTCGCTACTGTCTTGTATCTGCTTGTAATATTTCCTTTTAATTGGTTTATTCTATCTTCAGCATAAAACGCTCTTAATGCTACGTATGGAATAGTTCTATTTTTCTCTGTGATGTCGATACCGAATACTTTTTGTATTTCTTTAGTTGATTTGTACATGGTTAAAATAATTTCATTTGTGATATATGGTTTTGTAATCTTTTAACTGAAGTATTATAATGTAACTCTTCAATTTCGCAACCTATAAATTTTCTTTTAGTATTATGTGCGGCTATTGCAGTTGTTCCGCTTCCTAAAAAACAATCCATAACTAAATCA